TTTGTGTATACATTTCTTCTGACATCTCTAAAGATATAATTGCGACATTACGATTTTGCTGTAATAGATTACAACCTAAATTACCCATTATAATAGATTTACCTGAGTTAGTAACGCCACTGAATACATATAAAGCTCTGCCATTTTTAAGAAACCCACCATTCATAACATTGTCTAACCATTTATAACCTGTAGATAAATATTCTACATCTTGTTTTAATGTTTCACAATGTTTATCAACATAATTAAAATAATCATGTCCTAAATTATCAATTAAACTAATACCACATGCTTTTTCAAATTGATCTAATATCTCAGATGTATTTAATTTGATATTATCTTGTGAATATTTATTAGCTGTTTCAAGAACAGCGTGATAAATAGCTCGTTCTTTTAAGAATTGTTCTGTATTGCTTGTTAGTTCTTCTATATTATAAGAACCTTCTATTTGATTTTCTTTAAAACTTAATAAGACATTTTTTAAAGAATTTTTTTGTTCTTGTGAAACTAAATAAGCTTTAATTTCACCCGTATTAGGAATTACATTATGTTTCTGGTAAAAAGAAACAATGATGTTAAAAATAGTTTTAACATCATTGTTCTTAAAATATTCAGGCTTTATACTGTCTATAATCGTTGCTAAATACGTTTCATTGAACAATGCATTATAGACAATAATATTTTCGATAAAATCTAAATTAAGCTTAAGATCGGCCATATTATACAACGATTAGTTCGTTATTAACTGGTTCCTGAGCAAATGTTAATTGTTCTTTTAGTTTAGCTTCTAATTTAGGTAATATCTTTTCTTCCCAAATGGTCTTATTATTCTTCCAATCCTTAAAATAGCCTAAAGATGAACCATCATCAAGTTTCCATGAAGGTCCAGCTGCTTCAATAATTTTAAAAGCTTTAGCCATTTCTACTAAACCAGCATAACGACTAAGACCTGATTTAAAATTAAGATATAGTTCTGTTTCAAGAAAAGGTGGAACGAATCTATTCTTAATAGTCATTGCTCTCATAGCAATACCTTTTACTTTATTAGCAATTGGTATAATAGCATCATTATCTTTCTCACCTTCATTCTTTTCTTGTCGAACCGCTAATTGTAATAATACTGATGCTAAATATAATGGACCCATACCACCAGATTGTTTCTTTACAAGTGATGGATACATTGCTGCAGGATCATCATAAATATGATTTGTAAAAATAAACGTTGTTTTTGTTGCAGCACATAAATGGGTCATTACTCGCATGAAAGATCTAATACTCTTAGCCTTTAATCCCATTTCAGCAGCATCTTTACCCTTTGCAACGTCACCCATTTCTTTCGAAGTTGAAAGATTGCCTAGTGAATCTAATCCTATAACAATCTTACCATGTAAACTCTTATTTTCCTGAACTTTAGAAAGAAATGCAGCCATTTGATTTCGACAATCTTCAACAGTTTCAATAGGATTATGCTTAATTCGACTAACATCAGCACCCATTGCTACTGCCATATCCCTATCAGTAGCATTTTCAGAATCCCAAATAATTCCCCACACATCAGGATCCTTTTTTTGTGCATTAGCAATAATCTTATTAAGAATTAACGATTTACCAGAACCGCTTGGTCCTACTAAACCAGTTATTCTACCTTGAGGTACACCACCGTATAGTGAACCCGATACAATACCATTTAATGCTAAACATCCAGTATCAATATAAGTATCAACAATACTTAAAGCATTATCTGATAATAAACTGCTGCTAGGATTTAGTTCATCAATAGCTTTAAAAGCATCTGCAATATCTTTATTCATATATTAATCTTCAAAAAGCTTAATAACTGGTGCACTCTCTCTTGGTGCTTGCGGCTGGGCTTGAGGAGCTACCTGCTGTGGAACCATCTGTGGATTAGTAATTTGGGCATATTGTGCACCTAGCTTCCAATCTAGCTTGGGCTGTTGTGTTGGTAGAGTAATCATACTCTTCTTATATTCCCAAACAATCTTTTCAGACTTATCACCCTGAAATTCCTTAAAGAATAAAGGTAAAAGCTGTGTCTGAATTTTAATCTGAGACGAATTTGGGTCCTGAGTATAAAGTGCATTCAATACTAAAGGATTTTCTACTGAAAGTATATCAGCTGTCTCAGTAATCTTCTTACCAATAATTGTTCTACTAACCGTATCCATAAATACTACTAATTCATTATCCATACTTATTCTCCTTTTTTATATTTTATATAAATTAAATATGTTTTTCAAGATAAAAGATTAAATAAATCTGTTGTTTCTTGAGCTTTTGGATCCTTTAATTTCCAACCAATGGCGGTAAATAATCGATCAATTGAAGCTTTAATAGTTTTATCAAACATTTCATCTTTATCAATCTCTATTTGAAATTCTTCAGGAAACTTATCCAAAAATGCAATTACTTTAATATCATATCTGTTAGGTTTTGTATAAAAGAACTTAATCTTAATACCAGACTTTAGTTTTTCATACTTCTTACCTAAACCTAACTTATCTAATAATAGGTTATGATAATATGCTGCTTTAACATGGCATGGTGTTCCTTTTGGAGTACTAAAACCTGATGACCTTTGACTATAATTTTCAAGTTTCTTAATACCTCTAGGAAATGCGAGTTCTTCTATTTTCATTTTTTGAAATTGTTCATATGTTTTATAGAACATTTCACTTGCAATTTTTTCATCTTTAGATTTTAATATACATTCAACAATATTTTTGATTAATGGTTTAATTTGTTTAGGTGTACCAGTACTTACTACTTCAACACCAACATATTTAACTTTATCTTCTGGAATATCTTCTTCATCTAATATATGTAAAATATATCTTTTCTTTTCTATAAATATACCAGCGTCACAAATTGTTTCTCGTTTAAATTCAAATCTAGGATCGGCTGAATATAATTCATTTCTTGCCCAAGTTGTAATTTTTGAATTTAATTCATTTTGTAAATCTTTTGCAATTTCATAAACTTTAGGATTAATTTTACCTTCAATTAAAAGTGGTATATTTTGTTTATCTAAGATTGGTTTTATTGTGAAATATGTACTATTATGAACTAAAATATCGTTCGCAAAAAAAGTATGTTCTGTATCATCGTCCATTTCAATATCATATACATAACTATTGCATTCACCTAAACATTCTATAGTTTCTATTTGTGAAATTTCATATTTTATAACCCATAAAACCTTATAGATATTTATCACTTTATCACCAACTTTTATATCTTTTGGCGACATTTGAACCAAATTTCCATCTCTTTCAACCATTATACTATGATCTTCTGTTGTTATTATTTCTTTTCCATTGATCTTTATTTTATAAAGTTTTTTATTAGTTTTATGTCTTATTAATCTTTTAATTTTAGCTAATTTAACTTCTTTATTAGAACTATCATATGTTAAACATTCAAGATCTTTTGGAATTATTGTTTCATGACCATATTTTGATAATGTTGTTTTATTATTTTTAGAATATTCGTTATATAATTGTTCTATAGGAATTATACCCTGATTGGTTCTTATTAAAGTAGAACCGGCCACCGAATCAGTGTCATTATATATGTTTAAATCATTATTTACATCATATTTTTGTTGAGCATAATTATTAATAATTAAATTTGCTTGCTTAATACATTCTTGTCCTGTCAATGTAATACTGCTAGCTGCATCAATATCACAAAAATGGCTATGCTTATTAGCAAAGAAACCATATAGACGATTAGCTAGAATCTTTAATGTGAATTGAATAATATCTTTTTTAACAATTTGGGTTTCAATTTCTTTTGATTGTTTTTTAAGTATTTCAACTTTATCTATTTCATTTTTATTTCTAGCCGTTTTAAGTTTTGATTCGGTTGCATTCTTATGCTTCTTAAGAACTTTCATTTCATTCTTATCTTTAACACGTCTACCATAAATCCATTCAACTAATTCGGGACATATACCTTTAACCTTTTGTGAATATAAAACATTTGCTTTAGATACTGCTATATTTTCTTTCTTAATAAACTGTTTAAAGATATCATTCTTTAAAGTGTATTCATTACCATTAACTAATTTAACTAGTGTTTGATTTTCGTCAGAACTAAGTATTTTACCTACTTTTGTTTCTGGTGAAATATTCAAAGTTATAATTGTGTTTGGATATAGGCTGTTGGCGTCAAAACTAATAATATTACTCTTAATACCTCTTTCAGGTTCCTTAACATAACCACCTTCATAAGTAACTCTATTTTCAGTTTCAAATGTTGGAATAATTAAACCACGTTCTTTAGCTTTAACTGCAATAGCACCAGTCATAACACCAATTGTACCCATTGCCGATTCAAAATTTGTTAAACCAAAATAACCTAACATTCTACAAATTTCAAGAAACTTTAATTTTTCTTCAAGTTTAACAAGAATATTAACATCTTGAATATTATAATCAATAAAAGTATTCCAATCATTATCAGACAATTCGCTTAAACCAACCGCATTAAATGCTAATTTACCTTCACCTAATTCAATTTCACCAATAGCATTTAATGCATATGATTCTCTAGGCGATTTTGAAAATACCTTATAAGCTTCAAGATAATCTATTAAACAAACACCCCGTATATACCATTTCTTTTCGACTTTACCAAAACGTTTTACAACATCTTCTCTTAGATATACTTGATGTACTGGAGATAACTGATTAGCATAATCTTCACCAAGAATTCGATTAATTCTAGCCATTAGATATGGAATATCAAAACCTTCAGAGTTCCAACCGGCTACAATATCTGGATAATCTGAAGACCATTTATCAATAAAACCTTTTAGTAAATCTGTTTCAGTTTCACAATTAGTATAAACTAATCTATCATTTTTACCAGTATATTCTTTATCTAATCCCCAAGTATAAAACTTTTTATCTATTGTATCATAATACGTAATAACGTTAATAGGATCATTTGCTTTATCAATATCTGGAAATTCATCTGGTGAATATGTTTCAATATCTAAATAGAACATTTTAAGTGGAAATTTACTAAATTCTGGCGTTGTATTTAGTGTACCATATTGTTCAATAAGAAATTGTTGTTCACATGGGATATTATAAAATATTCTTTTAATACCACATTCATTAATAAATCTTCTACGTTCAAATTGATTCTTAAATTCTTTCTTTCTTAATTGAGTATTATAAAGAGATGTAGCATCATTAGTTGATTGACTTTCAAGATAGATATATGGTTTAAAGGGATATAAACTTTCTATACGTTCACCTTGATCGTTCCAAGTCCATAACTTTATCATTCCCTTACTATTATCATAATAGATATTTCTATACATTAAGCACCTTAAATACAGCTTAATTTTATTAAAATTTTCTTATAAACTCAATATTCTTTTAGTATATATTATATTTTTTGTTCTGGGTTATTAATTAATAAGGTTTTTCTATCTTTTGAACCATAATTGGTAAAATATAGTTCAATAAATTCATCAAGATGGTCTTCTAACCACATTGTATCTGCGTAAGCCCTAGCCTTACGACATTGTTTCATATAATGGTCCTTATCTTTTAATAAGGATTTTAATTGATTAACTAATTCATCGCCTGTCTTAAATCTTAATGGTGCTACTTCATATGTTACCATATCCTGATAAACACCAGGTATACCCTGGGTAGCCGCCTCTAGATACTTAATATTTGACTTAGCTCGATTGAAATGGCAATCCATTAATGGAGCGAAATTAGCATTAATATTGAGATCAGCAATAGCTTTTGGATAATCATAAATATGAGCCCATTGAGCAAATTCAATTTCACCACTATCGATAAATGGTTTTAATGGTAATGGGAAACCACCCATAAAGACCCATTGAAAATCTTTTCTGGTTTTAATGATAAAGTTAATAACATGCGTAAAATCATCTAATTGGTTTGTTTTATTTGCTACGTCAAAGTGAGTACCAGAACCACAATAACCAATTCTTGGCTTCTTACGGAACTTATCATAATTGCGACTTAGTTTATCTTCACTATAAAATCTATCAGCCCAGAATCTTGGTGCATAATTTGGTATAACTGTAATACGATTATTGCCAGTCTTTTCACGATAATAATCTTTCATATACTTACAAGTAACCGAAACTTCATCTGATAGTTGCATCATATCTGTGGCACTTTGTAAAATCTTATCATCTTCAAATGCTACCTTACAACGATTAAAATCAGGAATATCATCTTTGAAAATAATATCGTCAATTTCATAAATAACTTTAAAACCATGTTCAGTTGCTACATTCTTAAGAAACTTAACAAATTCAAGCTGTACTGGTGTGGCTTGTCTTTGTAAACGAATTGCTTTATAGGTACTATAAAATCTTGGATCCAAATTCATCGTGGTAAGACCATTAATAATACCTTTTTGATAACCATTAATTAGCATCTCAGGCCATACCATTCTCCAAAGACCGCAACCACCATAATCTGCATAATAATTTAATGCTCTATCAAGATTAGCACCAGGCATTGCTAAAGGCGGTGGCGCTATTTGTTGTCTGATAGGTAACATAGTTACTAACTTTGGTATACCGCCAGGTATACCTATTGCATTCGACGGAAAACCAATTACATGTGGATTATGTTGCATATTTGCCCTCTTTTATAATATATAAGTAAATCCTTGTCGTTTTTCAAGCGTTATTATGTTAGGATTCATTTCATTTAATTTTTTAATTGCCGAAGTTTGGTGAGTAATAATATAAACATTCTCACTATACTTTTCTACTCTTTCTTTCAAAATATCTAAGAATGATTCTATACCTACAAGATCTAATGAACTATCTAATACTTCATCATAGAATGATATGTTAATATAGGTTCCGCTTTGTATTCTTCTAATATCCATAAAAGTAAATAAAATAGCTAGATCAATTCTACGTTGTTCACCACTCGAGAAATTATAATACGAACATTTCTGCCCTTGTTCATTAGTCATAGTTTCTTCAAAATATTCATTAAAGGTACAAATACAGTTTGAATCAAACTTCTTTAAATAATATTGTAATTTTGTATTAAGAACCTTTAGTATCTTTTTTACAATATAAGATTTAACACCTTCTTCTGAAACAACAAACTTAACTGAATTAATAATTTCTAATTTCTTTTCAATATCTTGAATACTGTTTATCAATGTATCTAATCTTGTTTTTGAATCATTAATAAAATTGTCAAAGTTTGTTGAAGTATTATTTAGTTGTTCAATATCTTTAATTATTTGTTCGTTGTATAATTTTAATTGTTCTATTTGATCTTTTATGTTCTTATTATCTTTAATAATGTTTGTAATATTATTAATTTGTTTTGTACATAAATCAATTACATTTGCATATTTCTTTTGTAATTTCTCGGCATTTTCTAATTTAATTTTATCATCAGTAATAACATTAGTAATATTAAAAATATGTTTTCTAATATTATCTTTTTCATTTTGAAGTGTTTGTTGATCATGTTCTTGGAAAGGTCTCTTACATAATTCACAAACACTACCAAATTTATCGATTTCAATTATTCTATTGGTAAATTGTTCTTTTTGTAATTCGTTAGTCGTGATATTAACTAATAGTTGTTTAATATTATTAGATTCATTATTTTCTTTTATTCTTACATCTGTTGTTAGTTTTTTATATTCTTCTATTTGACTTTCATTAATAGATTTAATAGTATTCTTTAATTTTTCAATTTCGCTACTATTATTATTTTGTCTACTTTGTAAGATTTGTAAGTTCTCTTCTTTTTGTTTTATTTGTTCTGATTGTTGATTTAAATATACTTTATGAGTTTTTTCAAGTTCATTATATTTTGTTTTTTCAATATCTAGTAAATGATTTGTATCATTATATTCTTGTCTAGCTTGAAGTAGCATTTCACTGAATATATTTAAACAAAGTATACCTTCAATAAATTTTCGTTTTTCTACCTTCTTTTGTGCTAAGAATGGTATAGTATTTTTAATTGTTAGTAATACAGTATTAGTAAATACTTCGGGTGTAGTATTTAACAGTTTACATATTTGTTCTGTAGTTTTAACAATTGATGATTCTGTAATATTATTACCATTTCGAAGTAGTTCAATCTTTGTTGGTTCTATACATCTAGTTAAAATATATTCATCAGTATTATCATTTTCAATTATATCAAATTGAACTTCTACAGCACAATTACCTTTATTAATATTGTTAACAATCTCATCTTTCTTAAGATCGTTAACAGTGTTACCAAATAACGCAAAGTTCAAGGCATTAAGAATAGTAGTTTTACCAACACCATTCTTACTACTCTTATCATAATTAATGCCGGTAATAATGTTAATACCATTATTGAATGATAAGTCTAAAACATTATTACCGACACTAAGAAAGTTCTGAACTCGTAAACGTTTAAATATTACTTGTTTCACTT